ATGTGATTATACCTTGTTCGCATTCTTTTTCATCAAATACGCATTTAGGTAGTAATTCACGCACTAGCTGTATACCATCATCAACACCAAGCTTCGGAACTATCTCAAAGTTTGCGTAGTATTTCTTATTGCCATATTCAACACCTTCCCTTGCTAATTCCTTTCTGGTTTTACCTCTTGATGCAAATTCTCGATTATTCATATCGTGCGGGCCGTATCGCTTACCAATATCCCAGCCCTTTTTGATTGCTACGCCCTCAATGTATTTAAGGTAATAACCAAGACCTTCACCGCTATTTTCATGGTAGTGCAAAACCTGTATTTCACCACCTTGACGACACCAAAACCAAACCGCCGTACTGTCACCTATACCAATATCGCAAACAACATTAACTTTTTGACTCTCAGCGTAACCGGTTAAATCAGTTATGCGACCATCTTTATAAATATCGGTAAATTGCGTTGAGTAGTAAGCACCTTCAATAGATTGCTCAAATGCTTCTTTAGGTGTTGACGGATATTCTCGCTTCATATCAGCGCCTAGCACTTTCCACTTTGATGAATACCAGGCCTTTTGTCCGTCAGTTAGATCTATTTCATGCTTGGCTTTAAGCTCTGCAAAATAAGGCTGCAAGCTTTCAAGAATTTCACCATCAATAGAATACTCTTCACGCTTCCACCAGCTGTAGAAGTGAAAGTTAAAATCGAGCACTGATAGCTTTTTACCCATTAACTGATTCTTTCTAGCTGTTTCGCTGTATTCGTAAAAGCAACCCTCTTTACCCTCTGCGGTAGATTCGAGCGTAACAATGCCACCATCAGCGGGAACGGCCTCAAATGCGCCTGTCACTATCTCCTTTGCTTTGTCTGGGTACTTTTTACATATCTTTCCGAACTCTGAAACGTGCAATCTTTGAAGTGTGTCACCACGGTATGAGGTGCTTACTTTGATAGCTGAACCATTGCTAAATACGTATGAGTTACCTTTGTCACTCATTGGAGTAGGCAGCTCGTAACCAATATCAGCAAGCAAGTCTCTTTGCTCTTGCGTTATGTTTTGGTAGGCGTATTTGATTTTATTTCTGAATATGTCTTTTGCACTGTCTAGATTGTGGCAAATGCAACCTGCGTTATAGTCTGGAGTAAATAGGCAATCGTCTAGCGCATCAATCATTTCAAACGTTGTAAAACCTAACTGCCTAGCTTTAAGGATTAGGTCTCTACCATGGTGAGATAAAAAGCGTTGCTCTTGCTCTTCATTTGGCTGAAATAGAGTTTTTTTACCTTGCTTGTTTTTGATGTGATAAAGAGAGCAAAGCCTAAACCATTTATAGGTTAATGCGTCCGCTAACTCATCATAAGTTAGATCATCAATTCTACTTAGGTAATCTTTAGCCTTTAAGTGATTAGCGCTTACTTCCACCTGTTAGGCGCTCCTTGAGAGATTGCTCAACTTTAATATTTGCATTGGTTTCTGTTGGCGCGTTATGGCCTTGCATTAAGTTATGCTCTTTGATTGCAGCGATTGCCGCGCTAGCATTTAAAACACCTTTCTCGCCATCTTTCGAGGCTGTGGCATTGATTATCCTTTCAAGTACTTTTAACTTGTCAGTCTTTGACATTAAAAAGACTTCTTCTTGCTTTTTTTGGTGCTTTTCGATTGCTTTTTTTATGTCTAGTTTTGTCAAGTTTTCGCTTCCAATCTGCTTTGCGTTTTCCACCTTGTAGCCAGCATCAATAGCAGCCTTAGTTGCATTACCGCCATTCAAGATATACTCTTTTACAAAAGCGTCTTGTTTCAATGTTAGCTTACTCATCATCCCACCCATCATTGTGATCAAAATCATAGAAGTTGGACTTTGCTATATTGCATGTAGAGCAAAGAACTTGCAGATTACTTTCATCATTAGTGCCGCCACGACTAAAGGGAATGATGTGGTCTATGTGTAGCTTTACATTGTTATTTCTGGATGGCTTATCACCGCAGCACTGACACTTAAAGCCAGCTCTATACATTACGGCATATCTATTTGAGTCACTTACCTTTCTCCCGCTACTTGTTTCGCCTAGTAACGTGCGCAACCTCTTAACTTCTTCCTTTAGGTCTTTAAGTTCAGTAAGCAATGACTCATCAAACTTTCTATTAAGATCTTCCTTGTGCTTTTCTATGTGACGCTTTATTGCTGGCTTTGCTAAGTTTTGAGCACCTTGCTCATTAGCTGCCTTAGCGCTGTAACCAGCCTTAATAGCTGCCTGAGTCGCATTGCCACCGTTAAGTATATACTCCTTAACAAAGACGTCTTGTTTTGCTGTTAACTTTGTCATTCACTCATTATCTCCTGATAATTAAGCGCCCTATCTCCTGATAGAGCATCTAAGTTATTATAGCTTATTACAGGCAATAAAAAACCCCACTTAAAAGTGAGGCTTCATATCAGCTCAATACAGCTGAACAAATATGTTAAGCACATTCGGTAGCTTAGAGGACTTTATTATAACCCATTTAGCTCAATAGCCCTAACTATTGATTCCTTTGCTTCAATTAAATCAGTGCTTAAATCTTTATGCCCGCGAATACCACTACATAGTAACTTCTTAACTGCGTGCTGTGTAGCTGGGCAGGTTACCTCAAACGCCTTTAAAACATCATACACATCAACCGTGGCGTTATTACCTTGACGGTCTTGTATTTCTCGCTCGTATTTATTGGCTGTTACTTTTTTAATATCCGCACTTACTTCCGCAGTTGTTTTAGGTGCGGACTTAGGTGCGGACTTTTCACTCATCATGCGCTTTAACTTTCCTATTGCCATCATTTGATTGTAGGTTAATTTGCGTTTTGGCTCTGATGAAATCTCATCAGGACTTGAAATAGCCTCTAAACCCTTAGTACTTACAATCGCCATCAATCCAAAAGCTTTAAATACATCAATGACACTATTCCTCATTCCTGTGTGATCCAACTCTTCACGCTCAATGTAATCACCGATTCGGATTTCGTTTAACTGGAAGTCTTCATGGTTAAATATCTTGGTGTAACTTGCAATTTCACTCGCAAACCATTGATCGCCATTCGCATAACAAACAGCACCCTCTTTCCACTCAATCATTTTTCTTCTCCATTGTTTAAATTAACCCAATCTTAATTCATTATTGGAAGTGTTAGAAATAACTTATTGGAATATAGATATAACAAAACCGCATTAACGCGGTCTGTATTTTGAGTGGGATTTTTTGAAGTCTTTTCTTTTCTTATTCATTTTTAACTTCTCCCTGCATCGGCAACTTGATTGCACCAGAAGAAATACTATTACTCACAACAAGAACAAGGCAAACTATAAATATCCAAATGCCGTTACGAATAAAGCCCGCTTTTGTTTCCTGCTCATTCTTGGACTTATCCCAAACGGGTTTATATTCCTCCCTGTCTGCGGTTCGCTGATCCTTCATCTCTGATATCTCAGCCTTAATTGAAAGGATTTCTTTATCCTGGGAATCCATTCTCTTGTCTCTGTGCTCATTATCAGTGACAACTTTCACAAGTAATTCATTTGTTTCCGTCAGCTTGTGCGCTATCTCTTTCAAGTCTTGATGTATTTGCTCGTTTGTTGCCATAGTAAGTCAAGTTTAAAAATTCACCGTATTTAAATCTATAGTACAATAAATAGATTGTTAAAACCAATCTGCCCACTGCGTACATTATCAATGAAGCCGCCCAGATACTTCTGAACTCGTCGCCAATCAATAAGAGACAAAAGGAGAGATACATAAATGATATTGACGTATATCTCATAGCGGTTAAAAAGTGAATCATAAATATTGTACCATCCTAGATATTCAAATATCACTCCGCATCCCATTGCTAGAGTTACAGCGCTTAAAGCAAAAGCAGGTATGCAAGCGGCCTTTTTTAGTTTGTAATAATACTCAAACATATATGTTGCTGATATAAAACATAACAACCAGTAAACTTCCGCAGGTTGAGCCGCTGTTAATATAAAAGCGATGTTGCAAATAACCAGGTGAACAAAAACAGGATAGCTGTGAACTTTAAATGAAGCGATTAAGAACACAGCCATTAAAGTTACGTTACTTACGCTTTTTACCGCTACCTGTGCGGCGTTTAAGAGTAGACATAAATCATTCTCCATGCTTGTCGTTCCTCGGTGGGTAAATGTTAATTGGTTTTAGATCTAAGGTCAATTTTACAACAGATAATAAAAAGCCACCTGTTAAAGTGGCTTTGCTTACTCTCGTTCAATGTATACACCATGGGAAAAGCGTATTTGGTACTCCAAGGCGGATTTGAACCGCTCCTTCTATCGATTATGAGTCGAGTGCATTAACCTATTATGCTATTGGAGTATCAAATAAGCTCTAAATTGGCAAATCTTCTTCATTACCAAGCCAGCAATTTAAATTAAATCCACCCATAAAATATTGGGCTTGCTTTCTAGCCTCACCATATTTTCCAGCAAGATTCAGCTCAATCATTAGTGATAGTCTAGACTTCCTCATAAAAACCTCCTTGCTGATTCACATCGTTAGGTTTACACGTTCGCCAAAACGTAAATATTCAATCCTCGAACTACAGCCTCCATTATTAATTAAAAGATTATAGTTTAAGGCTTACTAACTGCTATCTCACGACTGTAGTTAGTTTGTTACAACCCACTTTAACGCAAGTGAGAGCGAGATTTATCACCTCCAACCTATTGAGGGCCGTCTTTCCGTAGCTGTCAAACAAAGATTACCGGGCCTTCTGTCGTTAAACCCGATAAAGTAATCATAGCAAAATCGGTGAGTTTGTTTAATACCGTTTTGTTCTATGCTTATTCATTTTCGTTATTTACCTTATAACTATTTACCAACCATGCAGGCGCTAAGATTTTATAATCTCTGCGCCAACCTAAAGACTGGGCTGTTTGTTTGCCGTTTACGTGATTGTCTCTCTTTCTACAACTGGTCATTTAAACCCTCCAAAACCTCACTAACAATTATCGTAGTTTCAACATAAGCCAAGTTATGATCTCTTCGCTTAATGCGCTTTAAACCAAGCTTTGCTAACATTCCAGAATAAAACTCAAGCTCAAATAAGCTAAGCGCATTTTCACACGGTACAGCAACCTCAATATTGCCGCTTGATAACTTGTCACAGTAATCTGCTTGCAATGGTGTCATTTCATTCTCCATTTAACTTTACCGAATTTAGCATTTTAAATTCCAAGGCTAATCTGAGCTTTATCAGCTTGCTCAGTCCATTCCTTAATGTTTTGCTCCTTTATCTTTCTGTACTTTTGCAGCTCAGCACCCAAAAAGCTTGCAACCCTCTTGTCGCTATCTATCTTTTTTGCCAACTCATTTAATGCGATCATTGAGCTTTCAATGCCATTATTATTAATTGCCTTATCAAAAGTCTGAATAACCTTAACTTCAAACTCGGCACTAACCCACATAGCGTACTTGTAAACAAGCTCTTTACAAATCCATGTACCTCCACCATACCTGCCCTGCCTCTTTGATACTGGGTTAAAACCCCGATTCTGGTGTTTTAAAATATCTACCACATTCTTAAATGACTCTGACCTCATAAACTTGTAAGGCTCATACTTCTTGTTTCCGCCAGCGGATTTGTGCAAATCATTTAGCGAAAACCTTCCGCTATCATCCTTTTTAATCTCGATATCATTTATAATCAACTCTTTCATGTTTAACACCTCTACTTATTTTTAATTATTGTATATCTTAAATATTAACCATGCAAATATTTAAATGATGATTATTTATAATCAAGCATCACGCCGTTCTTAGCGTAGTAAGCCTGTATATTATCCCTATATTCATTGTGCTGCTTCGTATTGAATAAACTGCTAACTGGTAGCAATTCCATGTAATTAACTTGCTGCTCGTGATTCCAATTGTAAAAACCTAGCTTGTTAAGCGTCCATGATATTTTGTATTTGTAATTCTCATCTTGAAGCAGTATTGGTAGCCCGAACATCAATTTACAAAAGTTACGTACTGACTCGGCTCTCTCTCCCTCTAGCTTTGCTATGTGCGCGTACCATACATAGACCTGAGAGTTGGCTGGTAAGCTTCTTTTCTTGCTGTGCGGCTTGGCTGTTATATCAACCTTGCCGCATTGCTCGATGATAGCCTTAATTGCATAGTGCGCTTCATCTGCGTTTGATGTTGTTAACTTTAGCGTGTCAATCATAAACAATAACCTTTACTTCAATTCTTGGGTTTTTAGCATCCACACCGCAATACCTCTCACTATTGGCAATTATGTAATTAACGTTGTCATCCTGTATAAATCCATTTTTAACTAGCGCATCTTGGAAAAACTTTTTAGCCGCACCAGTGAAGTTATCCAAGTCTGGCCCGTTATTTCTTGCTGCATAAAAGTCGTAGTGAATCTTAACTTTTGCATCACCAGGAAGTGGATCGAATGATTTTATCTGCCCCGCCATTTCTTCACAGTATTGCGCCTTGGCTTTTTCATAATCCCTATGATGTGAAGACCTAAACCAATTCAAGTTAATTGAAACGTTTCTGTCTTTCTTTGTTTTAAGTTTGAACTTTAAGTAAAGGGGTAATGTAAATCTGTATTCACTCATAATAACCTCAATACTTAGTTAGCATAATCGCATTAATAATATCGCTTTCTGGCTCTGCTATGCCATTCTCAGCCATTTTCTCAACCATCTTGCGCCATAGGTATCTCTGATTTCCAAAAGCTTCTGAAAATCGCTTTCTGTAGTGCGTAACATTCAGCGGGTGTGAACTATGCACATCGTGAAGCTGTTGCGGTACCGGTAAAATAAACCAATGCCCGATTTTAACCTTGTTGTGCTTGTAGCTTCTGCCGCATACATGATGGATTTGAAATGGCGCATCATTCCACATATCACCGAATAGATAACCAACTCCATGCTCGTTATGAAAATCAGCTACAGCTTTAAGCCACGCCTTTTCCTCTGCGTTTGGTTTTGTGTTTTTACTTAGCATCTTCTACCCCTTACCAATCTAATTTTATACCCATACCTTTCGGCATTTCTTTTGTTGCTTTGTGCGCTACTGCTGCGCGTTCTGAATCTGTTAACTTGCCTTTTTGCGGTGTTGCTCGCTTTGGTTTATTTCCTTTTTCGTCTGGCCGCCAATTACCCCAACCTATAGCTTCAAGCTGTCGTCTTAGGTATGTATTCATAGCTCTAAACGCCATGTTTCTTTTTTTAACCTCGATAGGCTCTGCATCGTATGCTTCTTTGTAAACCTGTTGCGCTATCGGTAAATGATGGCGCATATCTAGGTGTTCTGAGCAATGATTTTCAAATTGTTTTTGTGCATCGTTTTTCATGGCTTCTTAAATCCCTGAGGCTGAAAACCTTGCGGCCTAGTATTTTCTTGCTGGCTTGATTGTCCCGCGCTTTTCGCCGCTGAAACGTCTTTAGGATCTGCATCTTTCATCTTGCCGAATTGCTTAGTTAGATAAAAAGGCCCAGCACTTGAGCCATGTCGATAAGCTGGCATATTAACCTCGACAATTGGATGCTTGTGTAACTCCTCATCGTTTTCAGAGTCAACAACGTTGTGAAGCAAAAAGATAGCGTCCGCATCTTGTTCAATCTGTCCAGACTCTCTCAAGTGTGTCATGTCTGGTTTCCCTTTGCCGTTTCGGTTTAACTGGCTCAAGGCAAATACGGGGCACTCGATCTCTTTTGCTAAATCTTTTAATCCGCTTGATATTTCACCGATTGCAAGGTCATGTCTCCCTTTATCGTTTACACCAGCCTTTTGAAGGTAATCAACAACGATTAAATCTAGGCCGCCAAGCTTTGCACTAAACTGCTTTGCAATCGCTTTTATCTGTTGAATTTTTAGCGCTGGTGTATCTTCAATATGCAAATGCTTATTATGAAGCTTGTGCGCCGCTGTAGAGACGTTAGACCAAAACTCGTCGTTATCCTCGCCCACATAGCCGTAAATGTCGCTAGGCTTCATATAGGACGCATTTGCCATTAATCTAACACCTAATTCAAACTCTGACATTTCCAAGCTAAAGAATAATACTTTTTTATCTTCCATTGCCAAGTTCGCAGAAACCGCCAGGCTTACAAGCGTTTTACCAGTTTTAGGTCTTGCGCCAACTACGATAAAATCTGTCTTCCCGATCCCTCTATCCCCTAAAGCTTCATCAATTGCCGCTATACCTGTCTTAATCCCGTTTTCAATTTTACCTTTCGCCCTGTCATCACAGTAAGCTATAACCTTTTCCATAGCTGTTGTTATGTTTTTCTCTTTTTCTGAGCCTTGATTCATCATTGTGGCGATTTTATTTAGTGAGTCTGACAGTAAAGTCATTTTATCTTCGTGATCTAACTTGCTACTCATGGCTCTGTCTAAATCTCTAACCATTGCATAGGCGTCTCTTTGCCTTGCTAGCTCTCTAATTTTTACTGCGTGATCTTTGATGATGTTTAGTGAAGCGTAAGACTCTTTTGAAGCCTTGTTAGCTAAAGCAAAATCAATTTCATCAAAATCAACCATTGTTATAACGTCAAACTTTTCGCCTTTAGCTTTTTGCTGCTCAATAACTCGCATGATCGCCTTTGTGTCGCGGTGATAAAAGTCATCAGCACTGACAAGAGTGTCAAGCTCTGCGCTTTCAGTGCTATCCTCGCCAATGTTCAAATATTTACCAATAACAGAAAGTTCAAAGTCGTAGTTAATTAAATTGTTAATATCCATTACAGAGTGCCCTTTTCAATAAGTCGAGTAAATTTGCTTTGATTGGTTATAGCTTCAAGGTCTGCTATCCAATCAAACTTTGAGCCGTTTAAGCTTTCGTTAGTGTTACACCATTTAAAAAACTCTCTCCACCAATCGAGTGATTGATAGTCTTTATTTTCAGACCATCTTGCTTTCAATTGAGAGATTCGTTTTTGTTTCGAGTTAAACGTCATTACTCTTGGTAATGCTGTGCATTCTTCATTGTAAATTGAAACCAACTCATCTACAGGAATCTTTGATTCCGTATGTTTAGTGTTTCCATTATCTCCATTGTTACCATTGTTGTTTGTGGTTACTTGCTGGTTACTTGTTGGTTGTTTGCTGGTTACTTGCTGGTTAGCTTGCTGGTACTTATTCCAGTTAGTTATTGATATTACTGAATATTTATTGGTTGGCTTGATGGTTAAAATTGATAGCTTTTCAAGTTTAACTAATGCCGTCCTTACATTCTGTTCTGTAAGCCCTGTAGAGCTTGAAATTGCCTTTCTTCCAGTAACAAATTGACCTGCATTAACAGTTACTATTGAGTCCCCAACAAGTTGATCATGCTTGCTGTGACTAGCTTTTAATAAGCAGTACATAAAAACCCTAAATAACTTATCATTTTTAAATATTGGATTATCGAGTAATTGCCTATGGACGCATACCCAGCCATGTGAAGACATAAGCAGCCCCTATAAACTTTCTAAAGCTTCTTGCAGTTCTGCGATTACCATTTTTATATGATCTGACTTAATAACCATACATTCAGGTGTGACTTGCTCAAAAGGCTTTACTTCGTCAATGTACATAAAAACAACATCGTTATCATTGTTTAGGTGGGTGCTAATATACGGTTTCATGCTATAATTACCTCGTTAATTGATATTTAAATTGCCAGTCTGACCCACTGGCTTTTTTATTTGTGCTTTGCATTCTCAGACATAATTAAGCTCTTAGCTTCGTCTGGGTTTCTGCAAGCTAAACCCTGTAATTTCTGCAAACCCAATGTCATGGCCGCTCTAGCCACCGCTGAATCAAAAAGATCAACCGCATCGCCAACATCATTAATTTTTAGTTTTACGGCGTCAGGGAATCTAACGTTTAACTTTTCCATTTTATAATCCTCTTTGTAAGTTGTGGCTACATTATGGTTTATATTTGTGGCCACGTCAACACCCAGGCACAAAAAAGCCGCAATTAAGCGGCTGGTTGTGGTGGTTATTTTGGCGGCTAATAACCTTTAACCTTAAAATTCTGCTTCCTTAACACAGTAATTATGTCACCTAACAAGTAAGTTAAGTCATCATAACTCCATGATTCAATTGTTACCTCGCCGTCTTCAATGGCTTCGCTTACATCAAAGCCCATACTTTCAAGCTCTTTGATGTTTTCTTTATGGTTTGGAAATGAACTCATACTAACCTCCCTTAATCATTTTGCGCTTCTAGCCACTTTTTACCCTTTCCATATAACCAGTCTTCTGGCTCGTATTCGTCAGTGTCATTTATCGCTGAGTGCATATAACACTCGATTTCTTCTGTGCATGACCAGTTACAGCTTTGAATGCACTCTACAATCTCTTGTACTAATTCTTTTGATACTAATTCGCTCATTTCTCACTCCAATCAACCGACACATGACCTGCATCGGTAAAGTTAAAAGTAAATACCAAGTTGCACTTTCCTTCAATGTTGCGTGTATTTACCTTGTTGTTTTTGCGTAGCTGCATAGCTTCGCGTGTTGCGTATAAAAGACTATTAGCTTGAAACTCGTTTAGTTGTGTGAATTTTGCGGGTAGTTTAATTTGCTTATCCATCACTCACCCCTTGCGCGTTTAAGTAGCGATTCGATTTCTTTATATTGGTATGTAAAATCTTCGATGCTGTCACCATCCATTAGGCTTATTGCTAGCTTTAACATTTCATACATATCAGCATGAGCTAGAGTTGCATTTTCAATGTACTCTATTTGATTTTCGCCCAGCTCATCATAGCGGTTCTGCATTATAGTGCCATGGCCTGCACTATCAAAATCAATCCCGTATGGGAATAGCTCGTTAAATTTCTCTCTCATCACTATCTCCTATTAAGTTTCGGTAACTGTAGCAGTTGCGGTTTAATTGTGCAATATGAAAATGTACAAAATATGTTGATATTTAATGTTGACAATTTACACACGCTGAATTAAAGTTACCACACCAAACGCAAAAGAGGTTTAAGTATGAAGAAAGGTATTAGGTTAGATTTGCCACATAGCGTGCACGAGCAATTAGCTAAACTTCCAGGTGGTAAAAAAGGCAATGCAGAAAGGCTGTTGATTGATTGGGCAAAAAGACAAGAAAAGAAAGGTTAGTGGGGTAGTGAAATGAGTAGTGAAAAGTTACTAAAAGAGTTGGAGCAAGCTAAAGCAAATGATGATGAAGCTTTAGTTTATGAGATTGAGCAAATATTGAGTGCAAGATTATGAAAATGTCAGATAAGTTAAATGATTTATTTGCTGCCTTATCTAAGTTTCAAGGTGAGCTAGAAAACGCAAGTAAGGGCAAGCAAGGCCATGGTTATAAGTATGCAGACCTTGCAGAGTGCATTAATGTTGCTAAACCGCATCTAGCTGCAAATGGCTTGGCTGTATCTCAAATGCTTGGTTCGGATGATCAGGGTAAACAGACGATGATAACACTGTTAAGCCACTCTAGCGGTCAATGGATTTCATCGGAGTTTGTCATGGTTAATGCTGTGCTTCAAGGTGGTAGCGGCAAAAACCCAGCCCAAGTATTAGGCTCTGCAATAACATATCAGCGCCGTTACGCTTACGCCGCTATAATCGGGCTAGCCCAGGAAGATGACGACGCGGCAAGCGTTTCTGGCTCGCCTAGAGCGCAAAACAATCAAGCACAGCAAAAGAATTGGTATAACGGTTTTGAGAATGATAAGCAGGGTATGATTGATCATCTTAATAACGGTGGTTCTGTGCAAGATATTATTGACAACCTTACAGGCCAAGGTTTATCGCTTAGCAAAGAAACCATTAAAAAAATACAGGAGTTGGCATTATGAGTGAAGTAGTTTTATTTAAAGAGTTAACAGTTTTAGAAAAGCTAGATAAACTAGTTGCGGAAGGTGAGAAATATCAAGGTTTATACGTTGATATGGCTGATAAAGATCAGCGTAAATACGTAAAAGATCAAGCTGCATTTATTAAAGACCTGTTAAAGCAGTTGGACAGAAAGCGCATTGACCTTTCAAAATCTTACAAGGCAAATGTTGAAGCGGAAGCAAAGGCAATCAGAGAAAAACTTGAGCTTGCAAACAGCCCATTCACAAAGCTTATTGATGAATGGAATGAAAAGCGAGCCAAAGAGCTTGCAGAAGAAAAGCGCATCAAAGAGCTTAAAGAATTGGCAGAGCAAAAAGAGCGCGACCATGAAGAGGCTCTATCATTAAATCGCCTTTGGGATTTGGAGTCAGCAGAGCGCGAGCGAAAACGTGAAGAGGAAAGGCAAGCGCAAATTAAGCGTGAACAAGATATCGCAGAGCAAGCAGCTAAGCAAGCCTTAATTGATGCTGAAAACGCCAGAAAAGCAGAGCAGCAAAGAATTGAAAATCAGCGCTTAAAGCGCGAGGCCGATACCGCGCACAAAGCAAAGGTAAATAACTCAATTCTATCTGTGCTTGTTAATAACGGCATTAGTGAAGATGATGCAAAAACCATGATCAAATTAGCGGCAAGAAACGAACTGCCAAACTTAACAATTAATTATTAATAGGAAAATAAAATGGCCCATACAATAGTAGGTAAATTAAATAAAAACGCTTCAATCTTTCAGGCTGGCGAGTCTACAGGCTTTGGCATTCGTCTTGGTGTTAAATACTATGATCGTGAAACTAAGCAGAATGAGTGGACTAATTATGATTGTGCTATTTTTGCAAAGCAACCTAGTCAAATTCAGTTTTACCAAAGCGCATTAGTTGAGGGTAGCGTGATTGAGGTTTCTGGCGATGCTTTAAAGATTAAATCTTTTGATGGTCAGAACGGCCAACAGTTAAGCATTGAGATTTTAAATGCAAAGCTTGGTTATGTGCATACTGGTCAGCAAGCGCCGCAGCAGCAGGATCAATATCAGCAGCAACAACAGCAACCGCAGCAGCAATACAACCAGCAGCAACAAGGCGGATTTGCACCGCAACAGCAGCAATACCAGCAACAACAGGGAGGTTTCGCGCCGCAGCAAGGTGGCTTTGCCCCACAGCAATAGCGGGGACTTGTGTCACCTGTGCGGTGGTCAAGACCCCGATTGTAAAAATTGTGGCATCCCCTTCTGAGGAATAAATTTGACTAAACCAGAGTAGTGAAATAATTTTCAAAAAGGCATTGTCTCCCCAACTCTGCTTTTTACTACTCCATTACTTGCTAGCCCTCTTATGAGGGCTTTTTTCTTTTTTTTTGTTATATCCATATAACTAAATGTTATTTCAAAAACTCATTTATCTTCGTTAGTATCAAGCTATCAACTAATGGAGATAAACATGAAGCTTACACCATCACTTCTAAGTCAAATTATTGACGAAAACGACATTGAGAATTTTCACGCTAACATTAGCGATGAAATGGTAGTTCAAGTCAAAGCTGCCTACTCAATAGCAAACCAGAAACCAGCCAAAGACTCGTTAGTTATAAAGTGGCTTACTGATAAAGCTGAATATTTTCAATTCTCATACAATCAGTTCTTGGTGCGCTATGAAAATGAAGATAACAGTTACTACGATTGGTCTGAAACTGACGAAATGCTAGGAATGGCTTGGCATTATGCAATTGATCTAAAATCAACGTCAGCAGGCTGGCACGCTCAGAGAGCTAATAAGTATTTTACGCATATGAAAGCCTCAGTGGCTATTCTAGGTGTTATTAGTCAGCTAGATGAAGGTTATCATGCGTACACCTCGTAACAAGCTCACAGATGAGCAAAAGCGGGTTCTAGACCAGAATCCGCACCTTCAAAGTGGTAAGTTAGCAAAGTTCTTAGGTTTAAGTGTAAACACAGTTACAGGTTACAGAGGTAGGAATGGTGGGATTAAATGGTCTTATAGCGGCGTCGGCATTCCCTTTGTTCGGTTTGACAAATGGCAGCATTGCTCAAGATGGCGCGTTAGATACAAAATGAAACTTTTATTTAGTGGCTCTTTTGATAACGCAATTAAAGTGCAAGGTCAGTTAATTTGGATGCTTGAAAATGGTTTGAATCCATTTGAAGAAAAGCGAATTAGAAAACCAGTCAAAACAATATTAGATCCTTTTGCAGGGTTAAAATTTGGTGGCAAGTAATGAGCGATAGAAATAAAAACATTAAGCTTGCTTTAAAGCTAAATACCGAAAGCGGAAAATCAATAAAAGAAATTTCTGAAATAACTGGTTGCAGCATTTACAAAATTAAAGCTGAAAGGAAGAGGTTAGGCTTAACTGGGTCTTATCGCCAGATAAAAGCTAATGAACTAAAACTTTTAATGTCTGATATGCCAATCAAAGAGGTTGCAAAAAGTCTAAATATGACAGGCGAACACGCATCTCAATATAGATATAGATACAAAAAGAAAATAAGGATTGAAGCGTAGTGAATTACTTAAATGACCAGGCAGACTTAATTGATAGTCTAGTGTTGAAAATGCACGCACCGCTCAATTGCGGCGAGATGCACGTGTTGCGAAAAAACACACTAGACTTTACTAAGCGCGCAAGATATGAGCACTCTAAAAGATGCGAGTTATTGCGCAAGATTAGAACCGCACAAAACACAAATAACGAAGCGCTAGAGCTTGAGCTTTTGAGGCATCTGGCAAAATTGGAGAATGACAATGCTAACACTTGAAGAAAAAGCAGCGCGCCATAGATTGATTAAATCAATCGTAAATAGGCGTAACAAAGAAAAAGCCGCAAGAAACCTAGAGCGACGCAGAGATGCAGAGTATATGCTTTATTTGAAATCTAAAGGGGTGGAGTAATGAACAAGGCAAAACTTACAGAGCAGCTAAAAACGCACGAAGGATTAAGGTTGAAGCCTTACCTTTGCACGTCTGGAAAGTTAACCATTGGCATCGGTAGAAATCTTGAATCTGTTGGCATAAGAGAAAGTGAAGCAGAATTAATGCTAAACAATGATATCGAGGAAACATATGTGAGACTCAGAAACGCATGGCCTAAAATTATTTTGCTTGATGATGTGCGTCAAAATGTATTGATTAACATGGCTTTTAATATTGGCGTTAGTGGATTAATGAAGTTTCACAAAATGCTTAATGCTTTATCGCTTACAGACTACGAGCAAGCAGCAAAAGAGATGCTTAACAGCAAGTGGGCTAAGCAAGTTGGATATAGAGCTTTGGAGTTATCAAATCAAATGCGCACAGGTAAATACCAATGACAGCTCACATAGACAGCCAAGAGCAAGAAACAGAGCAATGCGAATGTAACCCTCATGATTCTCACGCTCTAGTTAAAGAAAATATCAAGCTAAGAAAGAAGATAACCGAGCTTAATTTTTACTGCTTTGTTATGTTCTTTTTATTATCAATCGCGGTTATAGCGAGGTTGACGCAATGAGTTTATTATCAGGAATAAAAGCGTTTTTTGCTTTCGATGGTGTGGCAAATTCGGCGCTAAAGATAGTTGATAAATTCGCTGGTACAGATTGGACGCCGCAACAACAAGCTGATTTTGTAATAAGATACCAAGACGCAACAAGGCACCAAAGTCCCGCACGTAGATTTATAGCCATTGCGTTTACAGTTGGTTTTGCCTTGTTTGGTTTTATCTACTTAGTTAGTGGCTGTATTGCTGAATTTTACGTATTTATTGCATCAAGCGGAGATACATTGACTCAATTAACAGCCAATCAAAATATTGCTGAGATTAGAGTTAAGCCACTTTTGAGATTGCAAAATAGCACGCTAATTTACATGAAAGACGTGTTAACGAATCCTATGACTTGGATTTTGGGATTCTATTTTGCAACTGGTTTTGTTGGTAAGATCAAAAAAGAAACCCGCTAGTTAAGCGGGTTTTTAATTTAATGCTTGTAAATTATGATACTAGTAAAGTTAACAAGCATGTTTCCTGCGGTGTCATTGTAAATTGTAATATTGTTGCCGTTCCACTCAATTCTAATGTCACTATCAGCGAGCTCATAAGATTGCGCGTAAGTTGCCCCAACTTTAGTTAATCTTGATTTGCACCAATGTTTTGTACCACCAACATCGCAACGTAAATCAACTAAAATATCCTCATAATCTGAGTCGCTTGTATAAATATCAGTCTGCGTTGAGTTAGCAAGTGTACCTGTTAATTTCACCTCTCTTGATAGCTTACTCTCACTGTAAGCCGTTTCTTGAGAGCTAAATTGTAAACCGTACAATTCACAAGTGCCAGCAGCACAAAAAATTGCAATAGTGTGCCATCCCTTACTTGCTAAATGTATGCCTCGCCTTAAGTCGCCTCTTGATCCAAACTCCTGAACAGATGCGCTACCTTCCAGTGTAAAAGCAGAAGCTGGTCTTGATTCTATTCCGTAGTCTTCGACTTTCTGCATTGTCGGATAGTCCAGCGTGTATTCTGGTTGTTCAGCACCAAAGTTTAATGTTACAGTTGTGACCCCGCCATCAGATAATTTGCCGCATGGATAAACAATCAAATCATCATTAGCGGCATAAAAACTAAAGTAGACAGTTTGCCCCGCTGTTAAGTTAATACTTTGAGCTTCTGATTGGCTTAGGAAAAACGGTGCATAACTGCTAGAGCTTGTTGACATTAATGCTGTTGGACTATTAACACTGTCTTGAGCATAGTTCGCAAGCATTTTACTACCCGAATAAACAGGGTATTTACAGTTAAATTCAGCGCCTTTACCACTGAAAACCGCTGTTAACCTCCCCGCTAAAACGTTTACACCGTACGGATCTAAATGAACACCATCATGCGTTAAACCTGCCTGTTCAACACCTGGACTAACAACTCGCGCATAAATCGGATAACCATAAAAGATATCTTTGATTGTCTCGATCACAGGTATGCCGTATTTGCTGCCAATGCTTCTGATTGCGTCATTGTACGCCTCAGTTAAAACGTTACCGCTGTTTACTGTACCATCAAAACCAACGTTAGAAGCTTGTGATTCGCAAGACATTAGCATTAACGCTGTTCCTCGCATGACTTCGCGGGTTAAAAACACCTCTAACGCCTTTGTGAAGTCGGCAAGTTTATATCCTAGCGTGTTAAAAACTCCATCTTCGTCAATGTGGTTGTTTGTTGCATATGCACAGTCGTTGATGCCAATCATAACTACGCCTATGTCAGCGTTCGGTGGCGTAATGTGTCTTTTAACAAGCTGGTACGCACTATCACCACTGTAGCCACGGTTCTCTACAGTTAGATTCACATCGCCGTATACATCACGCAAGTACGCCTGTAACTGTGTCGGATATGGCGTTATCAATTGCCAGTTTTGATATGTCGAACCATCCCCGAAGTTTGTTGGATCTCCGATTCTGTCAACTGAATCAGCTTTACCGACTGTACCTTGTCCAAAGGTGATAGAGTCACCATAGCAAACAACTTTTGCGGACTTTTTAAGTCTTAACTTTGCCATTGCATTTGCGTAAAGTTTAGGCCATTGTGTTTTTACATAATCTACAGCGGTTACATGGTCTAACACTGCATAGTAACCATTTGATAAATTTAAGAATGTAAAGCCATCATCAAGTGCTACGGCAGATGGTGCAAAACCATCAATCAGCTCAGGATTATCTGTTATAGTATAAATCGAATTAATTTGCTCACAATAAACTCGTAATCCTTGCGTATCTAATCCACTGCCCCTGACGTCTGAAACTAAAGAAAATTTACGATGATAAATGTCATCATGAGCACCAACAGCGCTCCTGTTGATCAAGTTGTTATGATCGGCAAAAGTAACCTGTGTATAAACTGGCGCGCTTGGCGTTGTTGCAGCAGTAACGACAAATGGTAACGCACTAACGTCAGTATAAACCCAATAATTCCCACTACCGTCAACACCTACATCATTTGGTAGCTCGTAAGTAAAGCCAGCAGCAAAAGAGCCCTGCACTCTAAAACCACGCGAAGATGATAAATCTAAAATAATTTGGTTTACAGTTTCGTCAATTCGACTGTTGAAGTAATCAGCGCCGACAACAGTAATCGGTGTAACTTGACTTTGATACTCTGTGTTGTAATCGCCAGCTTCAATAAAAAATGTAAACTGACCTTTTGAATTTGTTACGTTAGATAGGCCATCCTGCGCGATTTGCGAAGTGCCAGCTAAATCTCTGTAAATACTTGCTAGCGTTCCGTTGGTTTGCTTAATGTAAACGGGTTGATTGTTTACATAGTTTTTGCCATTATTACCCGCATCAGTTAGCGCGCCTATGGTTATAGTAAATGATTGTAATGCCATATTTTAGTCTCTCTTTCCGCGTATCGTTGCGTCATTGTCACCGATAATTGTAACACTATTTCCGTTTGAGCGTATTGCGTAACCTGCTTGACCAGCTTCGCCGCTTTGTAAATTTGAATCAGAGTCTTCACCCCACGCGCCAGCACTCAAACCAGCTAAAGAGCCTGGGCTTGAGCGTGAGCCGCTAACACCATCTACACCAGCATCTTCATCAGTCTCACCCTCAACTATTGCAGAACCACCGCTGCCACCGCTGCCGCCGACATAGCCTTGACCACCACTACCTCCATTGCCTCCACTCAAGAAAAACGGATCAACAGAGCTATCAGCTATTGAGTCGGTTGATGGTGCACCACCACCACCAGAGTAAACAACACCCTGCGTTGCATCTATTATGGTCGGCACTGTAATGTTTATTGCGTCGCCACCATTTAAGCCATTTAACCCGCTCGCTGCAACCCTTCTTGGATTGTCGTTAGGGTTTGGCGCTCTAGCAGTTGGCCCTGCTGCACCATTACCGCCAGCTCCAAGGATTTGGCCGCGATGAATTATTTTAAATGTTACACCAGCGTTTTGCGCACCAGTATCAAAAGCAAAGTCTTCCGATGATGTTGCACCAATAGTTACATTTGAAGCGATAAATACTGTATACTCACCAGCGTCAATAGGTGCAAACTCATCGCTTAATACGTAATTCTCTTTGTTTTCAAATATTACAAAATCAAAGTCTTGTTCATTTATAACGTCTTGATATGTAATGGCTTTAATTTGTATTTGCTTATTTTTCATATCGTCTTTAATGCTGAGAATCTGCAAGTTTTGAGACATTGGTTGACCGTCATCATCTATAGACAACTCTGTCTTAACGTTTATTATCTCGCCTTCCTCAATCTTGCCGCCTGATACATTACCGTAATTTTCATAATCAAGAGTGAATGTATATTCCTGTGGTGGCTTGGTGTTTACGTTTGCAATGCGCGACACGCCGCCGACCGCAATACTTACATCGGTATCGCTAGACGTTAAGAATTTAGAGTAAAACGTTTTATCTTCCTGTGGCTCAAGAGTGCCGACTGACTCAGTTTGCAAATTTATTGATTGAAATAGTATCGAGCTGTTTTCATCATTAACTTTTTTGCTTGCGTCAAATGGTGCAAAACCGATTGAAGCGCGAGTAATTTGATCTTGGTACTTGTTATCAATGCGCACACTGTCGCGCTTAATGTCGGTATCTGTAATCGTTATTGGCTGTTGTTCAAAATCACCAACCGCTTTAATGCGTATCTTTTTAGCAAGCTCATCAAAGTATAAACTAATGTTATTTTCAGCCCATGACCTAATAAGTGTGTTTATGAATGACTTAATGCTTTCTGGTTTTGGCACGTAAACAGTGCCGCTGTTATTTGGTACGGTAGCAGTTACAGCAGTGTAATCATCATAAAAGCGGCTTTCTATCATCGTGCGAGTTTGCAAAATGTTAACGATTTCAGTTATCGGGTTAAAGTCAGTTAATACTAGGCACTTTTGCACAGAAGCATTTATTTTGTGATCTTTTTGAGTGCTACCACCAACACCACGATTAACAATATCTAAAACACCTGTGGCGCTATTGTTTACAGTGTAATCGATTAGCTCGCTGTCAATTAACACCGTCCCGCTTTCAGTGTCTGCGCCGTACTCACCATCGACAAAGTTTTTAAGTGTTATTTGCGTTGATGCGTTATCAATATCAGCCAGCAATACACCAGCGCTAACATCGTGAGTCTTTGCCTTTGCTTCCTCAGTAAAGATAAGAGGGTCAACACCGCGAATAGTAACAACATCATCGTTGCTGATATTGAAGTCATCAATTATATACTCGCGCGATATACACTCACTCGGGTCGAATGTATTACCAAAAGTAAAGCCAGAATAAACTATCATTTTGCGATTTCGCAGATAGCCACCTGTCCGAGCGTGCAATTTACGCAAGTAAGTTGAGCGGCTATTTCTAACGCTAGGGTATGGCACAGAATAAACGTCATCATCGGTATTGTCGCTAATCGTTACACTAACGCTCGCGTTTTTGGCAATCTCTTTACCGGGCTTTAAAAGTGTCGGGCTGTGGCTGATTGAGCGCAATCCGTTGTAATAAATTTCACCAGCCACTAGTTGAGTATCGGTTATTAAAAACTCTCTAGTAACGCTCGGGTCAAAACTGTCATCGGTTGAGCATCCTTTGCCATCTGGGCGCCTAGGATAGCCGCGACATGAGCCGTCAGCCTCGCCACCGTGCAGCACTCTTAGCGCTTGGCCGTTTGTTATCGCTTCCGCAGTTGTGCCTAGTTGCGCCCTAGCTGTGATATTTACAGTTGTAGTGTTAACTACTGAGCATTTAGCTAGCTCATTGCCAATTTTTATATATTCGTTAGACTGCGCTGTAAATATAGTTAAATCGCCACCTGATACAGCTATGTTGCCAGTGTAGCTATCTGAGTAATCACCACCGGAAACAACCTCGCCAGCCGCCAGAGCTTCTGGCGTTGAGTACTTGCAAGCGTTTGGATATATAGCAACAGCTTGAATTACTTTTGTGCCGTGTAGGCTTTTGTTGTTATCGAATGACATTAGTTATACCCCACCATTTCAAAGCTAAAAGTAGCAGTGTTTGGGCTTGTGTAACTTGGCGCCCTCAAATTATTGGGGTTTGCGTGCTGCCCGAAGATATTTTGATCTGCTTCACTGTCCCACTTCATAAAAAACGGCTTACCGTCTTTTATGTGGTGCATATAGTCAATGTAATTTACGTTAATATCATCAAATGCAATAAAGTCAAAATCACCGCTTTGTGCATAACCAATTTGCTTGCGTCTTGAGATTATGAATTGACCTGTGTTTGATTGAAAATTAACAACCTCGTCAATGTTGTTAGAGTTTGCAGGAGTGAAGCCAACGTTAGGCATTCTGTCAAATTCCCATGATTTACCCATGTAGATAGTGCCAATATACAATTTTGAGTCAAAGTTAAGTGTAAGGCGTTGCTTGCGACTTGATACTGTGTCGAACTTCTCGCAGATAGTGCGCAAGTCTCCAATTGGTGTAAATGTTGCGACCACTTCCCAAACACCATTTATTTGCACTTCAAGTGAGCCTACTAAGTTAGCTGTGCGCCCGTTATGAATAGCAATACCGATATAATCAAGGTCAATGTTAGCGGTTTGAGTAAACTCAATAACGACTGAGCCGCTGGTTATAGATGGGCTATATTGCGTATTGTCTCGATAGTCTAAGCAGTTTGAAAATGGATAGTTTGAATCCTCTTGTTGACCGCTTACTGTTGAAGCTAGGATTGAGTTTCTAAAACCTATAATACTCTTGCAGATGCCTCCAGCGCCATTAATTCCGCCATCTTCACTGCCAAGTACAAAAACATTATTGCTCATTGGTACTAACTCAGCACTTTGTGCAGAGTCAGTAACTATTAGGTTGTTAAATAAGTTATCAGCCATTTATTAATCCTGTGCGTTGCGCTTGAGTCTGCCCGCTGTTACTAGCTAGTATAACATCATCATCGCTTTGCAGTAATTCGGTTAATTGCTGCTTTGTTAAATAGCCACCACTCTCAAAGCCTCTTAAGTCAATAACCCTTCTTTGAGATTGACTTTCACTAGCCTGCGCTGAGCTTCTAGAAAATGCCGCGCTAGTTGATGGGGCGTTAATGCTTGGCGTTGTTGTGCTACCAGAGCTTGTGCCTTTTATAGTGCTAACTAGTGCCGCACCCTGAGCCGCTACCTGTGCCGCGAATCCTAAGTTAGCGGGGTATGGGTTGTTTAATGCTTTAGCCACGCCAGCAGTTATATTGATTATAGACTCTGCGATGGCAAATTTCTTTTGTGTCTTTTCAGATTGACTACCGAATGCGCTAATTAATGATAGGGCTGAATTAGCAAAGCCAGAATAGGCGCTTATTCGAGCGTTTAGAGTTGCCTGATCTAATTGCTGTCTTCTTGCGTTACCTTCTTCTGTTATTTGCGTCAAGGTATTTTCAAACTCTTGCGCCGCCAAAACTGCCTGCTCTCTTAGTAGCGCATCAGCTTCGCTTTTTTGTTGATCGGTCAGTGATTTATTTTCAGCAATAGATAACTGCCTATCTGATATTGCTTGTAAGCGCTGCACAAAAGCTTCTTGCTCTGTTTGCTTTTGCAGCTCTATATCCATTAATAGTTGAGCTTGTGCGCGTTCAAAATCAGACTTTTGCAGGTCGTTAGCGTCTTGGTAGTATTTCTGGTAAATGCCTTGTCTAGCTAGCAATGAGTTTTGAATTAACTGGTTTTCTCTTGTTAATTGTTCGGTTAGCGCGTTGCCAGAGTCAAAGCTAACAGATGGATTTGATTCTTTTTCTTGATCAAAAAATGAATCTAAGTCCCTACCTAGTGCTGCACCCGCCGCCTGATTTGGATTTACAAACGCGCCTTTTGTGACTTGGCTTTTTGTTGATTCACCACCTATTGAGTTTTGGATTTTTAAAAACGCCTCTCTAGAGTTATCAGCTATACGCTGCAATCTTCTAGCTTCCTCCTCCATGACTCTAATTCTATTTTGCGTTTTTGTTATCTGAAAAAGCGTAAGTTCGTCAGCAGCGTTATACTCTTCACCCCTTAGCTTTGCCGCCTTTGCTGTGTTGGCTTGCTCAAGCTTAAGTCTCTCTGCGTCAATCTTGGCTTGTTGTGCGAGTAGCTTATCTTGGTTTCTTACATTGACTTCTGCCGCAGTTCGCAAGGCAATTGCTTGCTCTTTTTCTGCTCTTGTTTCTAGTCGCTCATTTAGCTTTCTAGTGCTTTCTGCGTACCTGTCATTTGCTGTGATTTGATCATTTGTGGCCGTTAGCATTCTTTGCATAACTTCCAAGCCAAGAAATATCGCGCCGAACGGTAGCGCAGCCTTTAACGCCCTAAGAGAGTAAGTTAGTGCCGTTGTTGCTGCCGCCGATACTCTACTAACACCAGCCATAGAAGCCAAGGCTGAGTTGTATCTAATGACTTGCGCTTGATTTGCTATAAATGCAGCGGAGTTAGCAATTAGCGCCTTGGTCATATTTAAAATATAAGCAGTAGCACCGATTTGGATAAATACACCGATAACTTTAACGACTTCATCTATGTTTTCTGACAGTCCACGCAGTACGCCGTAAAGATTCTCAGATGCGCCAAGCGTCTCATCTAGCTTGCCTACATAAACGGTTAAGGCTGTGTTTACTTCTGTGAATCCGCTTGATACGTCTTTTGTAAACGTTAAAGACTTTTCATCTATGTTTTCTATCGCCTGAACAACTCCATCAGCGGTTAGTTTTCCTTCTGAGCCTAGCTTTTTAAGCTCGCCAGTTGTAACTCCAAACTCTTTAGATAAAGCCCTTGTGATTGGTATTGATGCCTCTAGAATAGCTCTTAGTTCATCGCCTTGTAACGCTCCAGAACCTAAACCTTGTGCAAACTGAACCATTACACTAGAGGTTTCAGCAGCGGTAGCGCCGCCAGCTTTTAATGCCAAGGTTAGCTTTTCAGTTACATCAATTACACGCTCCTGTGAAACGCCAATTTCAGCAGTGGCTTGAGCTATCCTTGAGTAAGCCTCAGCAACACCACCAAGATCAACACCTGCTCTTTGCGCTATGCGTATAATCTCACCTTGAGCAAGACTGAACTCTTTTGATGTTGCGGTTGCAGACCTGAGCCTATTATTAACATTAATCCATGCGTCGGCGTATTGAATAACTTTTGCAGTCGCCAAAGATGTGATAACAGCATTTGCAACGGAAGAAAGTTGCATCATTGAGCTTGACGCCTTATCAGCACTCGCACCAACTGATTGAACAGCTTTATTAGTCTTTCCAGCTTCCGCCCTTGCACCGCTGCCATCTAGGCGTATTCGGATAATTCTTTCATCAGCCATATTTTTTGGCCTCCTGTTTCTGCTTTTCGTAAAACGCTTTTAAGTGCGCTTCGTCAATTTCAAAAATAATCTTTTCAAAGTAATCATGTTCGAATCCATGCGAGCCATTATTTTTTATATAGTCAATTATTTGACTCTGCTTAATATGTTGAGGACTTGCCATTTGACCCACCCGCTCGCGCTCTCTATCCAGCCTGTAAAAAGCACCTAATAATTCCTGCGTCTTTTCCGTGAGATTCGGCTTTTGTTTTTGTAGTTGCTCAAGCATCTTTTTTAAGTGTGGCGACAAATGTTTAACAGGTGTCCGCAGTAAAGTATCTAAAGTCGCCTGATTACCACTTGAATCCCACGCTAGCGCTTTTTTAGTTCTTCTATAGCCTCTACTGCCTCATCAGCTAGATACGCGTAGGCATCGCTAGCACCGTTAATTAATGTCGGTACTAAAAAGTTTCTATGTGACTCATCAAGGAATATTTTGCGGCAAGTTTCTCGGGTGAATTTTAATTCTTTCCCGTTTTCATCTTCTAAATATCCCCAGCCAGTAACACCATAATTACCAAGCCAATGCGCAAATAATAAATTGTGGTCAACGTGCCTCGGTGGGTTAAATCCGTAAACGGCTTTGCGTACCTCTTCCATTTGAATTTGCTGTTGATGCGTACCAACTCGCAGTACATTGAAAAACAAATCCGCGTTATCGGGAAAAGGGTAAATAGGCGCGCCGTTTTTTAATTTATCATGGCACTCTTTAAAGCATGATATTGATGCACTTACTTGCTCGTTTAATTCTTGCTTGCGTTTACGAAAAAACATATTTCTACTCTTATTAATATCAATGCTTACATTCTAGCAAAATAAAAAGTTATATGCTTATAGCTAAATGTTATTTAGATCCATTGGTGTTAGGTGATATGTTTAGGGTGTTTTCAAATGGAGAGTAAAAATGATCGGATTTATTTTATCTTGCTTGTGGGTTATCGGTGCAAGCTTAGCTAATTATTATCTGTACAATAATGCTGTTTTGGGCGTTATGTTTTGGCCTGCAATAATGGTTAATAGCATGGTTTGCGGTGGTTTGTATTTGGGTTTTAACGGTTTAGAGGCGTTTGAATGATGGAGATTCTAGGTTTTTTAGTGTTTTTAGCTTTTTCTGTTTTAGTTACGCTTTCACCAATTCCAGTTATAGCGCTCTCAGGTCTTGGTGGTGGCCTAAAAAGGTGGGAGGCTGTCATGTGTTTAATAGCTTTCTTTGGTGGGTTATTTTTGATTTATTTAGCTATTCAAAACTCACCTTTTTCAATAACCGTGAAATAATTAAAAAGCCCCATAATCGGGGCTTTATTTTTTAGAAGCTTGAGAAAACTCGAACCGTTGTACCTGTTGTCGTGTTTTCTTCTGCGCTAATGTTTAGTGTTGAGTTAGAGAATCCAGTCTCCATTGATTGCTCATGCTCAGATAGATAAGCTTGCTCAACTTGAACAACCATAGACTTACCATCATTCCACACAATTTCAAAAGCCAAGTCAACGCGAGAGCCTGCAAGGTACAATTCTTCCCAGTAGGTCGAGTCTGAAATAAAGTTTTTCGCCACAAACGAGCCTGTAACAGCAAATTGACGACCACCTAAACTATTGCGCTTGCAGCCAGCAGCAGCGCTTGATTGATAGCCGTTAGCGATTTCTAGGCTTGCAGATTTAAGCGAGCATTCAGCGGGAGCACCATCAAGCCAGAACTTTTTGAATTGATTCTCCACTCCTGCCGCTTCGCTTGTGTCGTCTGCCGCATCAGTTTGACCCGCGATTGCTAGTCGGCTATCCGTTGCAGTTTCCCATAAAATGTTAGTTGTGGCCGTCATTAAATCAGACTCAGGCACTTCAAGCGTTAGTGAGTCAATCAAGCCATCAACAAAGTTAAAGTATGTAGTTTCACCTGCCGCAGATTTATCTAGCTGCCTGCGTTGACCTAAGAAGTAAGTCGGACTCAAACCGTTAGCGTATTTCTTACTCGCCACTGTAATGCTTGCGCCAACCGCCTCTGTTGTCGCTGGTGCTGGGTTTAATGTAACAACATCACCCACAACGTTATCAATGTGATAAGTAATGTTATTCTCGTCATCAGTTGCACCACTGATAAATACAAAATCACCGATTGAAAGCAATGAGCCTGCACCTGGATATGTCACGCCCGTAGCAGTGATTTCAACATCAGTGCCAGTGTAAGAGTTATCATCAAGCTCAGAATGAATCGCAGCAACAAGTAGATCTTTTGTTTGCTGAAATACCTCAGTCGATAACTCTGCCGCTTGCTCGGAGTTGGTTTGAATGTTTTGCTTGCCATTCTGTGAATTGCTTAAAGTATTTGATGTGGTCGAGCTAACCGCTTGCTTCGGTGCGCCGCCAACTCGCTTGACCTTAAAAAACTCAGGAGTAGCATCAACTGTGCCTTTAATTGTTTGAGCTGATAAATAGACGCTAATATCTTCGCCTACCAACTCTCTATCTGTCACTGTAGTAGCCATTATAAAATTTCCTCGTAGTAGCCGTTGACATTAACGTCAACTCTGTAAAATTTTGAATCTGTTAGTTTGCCAACAACGTCAATAGTCGCTGTTTGCGTTTTGTATTCGTTGATCTCAACCTTTTCAAAAATGTTAAGAATCTCTGATACGGTTGTCATTATATCAGCTCTAGCAACTCTGTCAGAATTTGGAACGTTAACTGAAACTGTATGAACAAAGTACTGCCTAATGCAACGCCTTGTGTCTGCCGCTGTTTGCTGCCTTAACCCTAAAACAGTCGATTGAATCAAGTGCTTTTCGGTCTTTGTTGATTCTATCCCTCGATCGAGATTCACAACATCATCAACTGAATATCCATCAGGCAAGTTATTAGCAAGTCTTAGCTGCATTGTCCTTGTCAAGCCTTTTGCATAGCTAACCCCGTGCGTATTGCTATCTATGAGTAAGTCTTGACCATTTGAAATGAATAGTGTTGTCATTTGTTTACCGCCGCTTGTATTGTTAAGCTTAGCGCCTTTGGTGGCGTTTGCTTAGAGTAGCCTGTTTCCATGATTCGATACGCATAAGGTAAATTATTTTGCACATAGATAGTTGGATACTTAATCGGTTTTGCTGCTTCTATAACGCTGAATGCTGTGTTTATTGTTGAGTTGCCTGTTAAATCTTCGCCATCTATCTCAGAGCTATCAGGAGCGCCAACGCTTGCAATAAAATTAGCTCTTAACGCACCTTTATCAACTGCCGCTTTTCTAACTAGCTCTTGCTCGATATATAAAGCAGTTTCGCGAGTCTCTTTATTAACTGCATCGGCTAAAAAGTCAGATACATCAGCGTTTGACTCGTTGCGGCCAGCCACTAAATAACTACCCGCACAAAATAAGTAGCGTCAGCCGCATCGCTCATCACTTGAACTATATCACGGTCTGCACCATCATAGTTGCAATAGTAACTTGCGTCAAAGTCACCAGGTACAGGTGAAGAATCAAGAATAACTAAATAAATATCACTCGCCGTAACTTCACCAAAAATATTCTCAGCCGTTTTAATGTCGATGGGTATAGCGCCAACAGTTTCACTGAATTTTGTTTCAGTGTCAGCAATTGGGTCATAACCAAGATCTTTTTTAATAGTAAAGTCCACTTGAAAATCAGCGAACTCATTAAAAAGCTCAACAGCTAAAGATTGGAATTCACTTTTAAACGTAGCCATTAGCTATAACCTTTAGCGACCATAAAAGCGCCTGATTGATTTACTAAGTACGGTCTCAATAAGGCTGTGATTCTGCTTGTGTCATAAGTAACCGTAGGAATTGAACCATCTTTGTATTCGGTTTCCTTTTCTAGCGTTGCTAGCTTTTTACGCTCTTTTATTACTTTACCGTTAGCGTTTACTGCTTGATCAACAAATAAATAACCAGTTAAAGCTTGCCATGCAGCTTGGAACGCACCTTTTGAAATATCAGCAATAGATACTGACGTGGTCGGTAAGTCCATTGCTTGAGACTCATCAACCTTGCTACCTCTAAATGTGTAAGTTGGGTCAATGTAGAAAAGTGAACTCTCAATCAATGCCGCTTCAATCTGTGCATCTGTGTAACTTGAGTAGTCACGAGCCAAAGCATCAGCCTGAGCTTTAAACTCTGCAAGTGTTAAGTAAGAATCTGTACCAACTGTGACAGCCATTATTTAAACCCCTTACTTATTCCCATGAGCAACCCACAATCGAGAGTTTAAAACATCAAGGTATGACTTCATAAAGCCTGCTTGTTGTATCATTCTTATTTGTTCGTCATGATCTAGATCTTTAAATATTTCATTTTTATGAATAAAGCAGTTTAAAGCCTCTAGCTTTACTTTTAATTCATTATGCTCGATCTTCATTCTTTCTATGTGTTGACTCATATCACCATGCCTCATATATGTTTTTATTGCTTTTGATTATAGCTTATAGCTAAAGGTTATTAAACATTCAAATGATTATGGGCTATATTCGAGTTAGTTAAACAAATGGAGCAATAAAATGAAAAGCATAAATGAAATAATTAATGATGCACTTTCTGAAATAAGAAAAGTGCACGGCATTGAAATTGATTCGATTAGCTCAATGGTTGTGCATGAGTCGTTTGATTGTGAAAACATTCAAAGGTTAATTAACTTTCAGGGTGAGGCCAAGGAGATCAGCTATGAAGATTAAAATACTTTTACAGTCTTTAGCGTTAATTTGCTGCTTTCTTTGGATGATGTTTAAAGCGTATGAAATAACTAAACCTTATGGCCTTGTGCCGTTTTTATCAGCCGCAGCCACTCTTATCATTCTTTTTATTTGTGGTATAGGTGTGATAGACAATCAAATAGACCATCAAGCAAATGAAGAAAGCCCCGAATAATGGGGCTTTTTTGTTATCTTTCCTCCACTAGATAATACCCATCAGCCTCAAAAGTAACGCTATTAGCGGCTGTGTTATTTGTCACCTGCAACTTTATGTAGTCATTTTGATCTAGAGTTGTGTTTATGTTCACGTCGAAAAAAGCAACATCCCTTGCACCCGTGAAATTGTTAACTGGTCTAACTTGATCTAAAACAGTTACAAATGTTGATGCTGAGTTGTCCCACTTTAACACTCTGAGAGTTAGGACGTTGTTTGCTGTTGATGATGCAGACATTGAGGCTACAACTTTATACTCCCTTGGGTTTATGCCTATATGTCTGAGCTGGCCTCCCGCAGGGTTATCAAAGTGCTGCAAGTCAGTAACATTCCACGCCACAGCATTAACATCTTCAAAAGTACCAGCCGTATTAATTGTTGTTGCAACCTCTGCCGCAATACCAATCGCACCACCCTCAAAAGTATTGGGCATTCCGATATTGCTAGACCAAGAGCAAGCTAAGTTACCTGCTGTTATATTTGGTGTGTAGTTTGCGTCGGTTGCATCTTGCACGCCCTGCCTGGTAACTATCGCGCCATCCACTTGTACTGTTGATGGGTTTGGAAAGTTAGCGGGAGCAAAGTCAAAGAATGAAGCGCTAGCTGGCAAGTCCAAATTCATATTGGTTCTAAAGCGTGAAGCCATGCTAAAACCAGTTCCGGCTTTAAATAGAGAGTAAGCGCCATCAGCAAGACTTCTAACTATTGATGCGTCGATAAAATACCCGCCAACCCAAGTGCCAGAAAGTGTAAGCTCTGGTTTCCCGCCAAATCTACCCGTTCCACTTTCAAAACCTTGTCTATACCCGTTTATTTCGCCAAGAGATTCACAGTTATTGTAGTTAACTCTACTAAACTCAAAAGCGTCAAAACCAGTTGCGCTAGTCAAATCATATACTTTAGATGTTGCTCCTGTGACCTCTATCGCGTAATCCTTGCCAATCACATTGCCACTACCACCAACGGGCGAGGTGAACATTGTATAACCTGTTGCGCTAGATATTAGTTTGGATGTGTCGAAGTTGTAGCCAGACAAATAAAGGCCACCAGCAGGCACTTCAATCGACTGAGACCCCATATCAACCACACCATCAATGAAGTACTCTTTGGTGCTATCAAGTGTTCCTGCAAGGTCTGACGCTTGCTTTACAACAACTCTACCATCATAAGCGCCGCTAATATTCTGCGTTGCTGTCAATATATCTTCTAATAGCTTATTTCTTGTTTTACCAACCATGCTAACCTCCTAAAGCTGTAAGCCAATCTTTTAAAAGTTTATTTCTATTGCTTGGGTCTGTAACAGTGCCCCCAGCCGCAACTACAATTTGTTTAAGTAAATCGTTCCTCATAATTTCCTCGCATAAAAAAGCCCCACTCAAAGGTGAGGCTTAGTAAATTTACAGCTTTCTAGCGCTAGCCTTTCTTAGCACCAAGCGCGACAGCTTTATCAACATAGTAAGCTTCACCAGTTACGGTTAGGCCTGCTAGATTGACTGTGTTGAATGATACAGGTGTAAGCTTGCACTCAACCTTGCGATTTTTTCGCTCGCCAGTAGCAGTTAACACAATGTCGGTTTTTGCAAATGATTTTTTCTTTGCTTCTGCCATGATTTACCCCTTATAAAGTAGTTACAACAACGCCAGCTGTGTCTTTGTGGCCTAAGTTAGTAACACGCGCCCAGTTTGCCGCATTCGCCAAGTCTGCGTCGCCAGGCTTAACAACTGAGTTGCTGAAAGTGTAACCTTTAACGCCAATCATAAATGAACCTTCAGCCTTTAACAGTTGGCGAGCATTTTCTTCGTCCAAATCAGTTACGTTATATGAGCGCATATCACCTTGATCTTGGGCAGATAAAGCACCAGAAACCAAACCTAGCTGGATGTAGTTTTCAGTGCCAGCGTTATCAAAGTGAAGCGCATCAGAGTCAGTCATAACTAACGGGCGACCGTGACCATCAGTAACAACTCGAATGTTACCAAAGTCAAACAAGTCATTAGAGTTAGCAACAGCGCCAGCCCAGATGTCGGTTTGTGACTTAGAGTGCATAACCCAACATACGATTGCTGATTGACGATCACCAAACTTGCCAGCACCTTGAACTAGGCTTGCAATTGATGCAACACCAGCAGTGCCGTCATAGTTAACGTCTGCGTCATCCATTGATGCAACAGCAGAGTAAAGCAGTGAGTTAAGCATGTACTGCATAGCACCAGCCGCAATATCTTCACCAAATAAACGGCCAGCTTCGCGAGGGTCGCGGTTAGTCCAGTCGAAAGAAGTATTGGTGTAAGTAATATTAGGCGTACCCCAACCTACTTTAATGTCAATTTTTAACAACTCTTTTAGCGCGTGTTCCGTTGCTGCCGCTGTTGACTCTGGATCACGATTACCAACAAGAGAGCTAAGATTCTCAAAAGCTGCTTTTTGGTGCTTATCACCAGCTACCGCCATTGTATCGAGCGTAATAGCTCCGCGTGTTGCTTGATTAAATAACTGAATGTTTTGCTGTAGTGTAACTGCAAATGCGCGGTATGCGTAATCATTAAACAGTTGAAAATCGCCTAGTGCCATAATGGACTCCTAAATTTACTTTAATTGTACGCTATCCAAGTAAGCTAGCTTTTCTTCACTGCTCATCTTGGAATAATTATCTTTATTATGACTATTTTGCGATGGTTTGATCGCGCTATAGTCAGTACCACTAGCTTTTGACCCTGCCAAATGATTTTGCATATCAGGGTCAGACTTAGCCCATTTTAACCAATCATCATGGTTATCAGCTATATGCTTGCCATCTAAGTCTTTATAGCTTGCGACTACGTTGCCGTCTTCACCAAAGCCATAATCAACTAATTGACTCGCTGTTAACTGACTGAGCTTGTCGTTTTTAGCAAAGTTAGAAACAATGCTTTGAACAGAAGCTTGCTTTTTAGATGAAAGAATCATTTCGTTACGTGCGCTTAGTTGCTCAGATAACTCTTTGCGTTCACGCTCGTATTTAGCTTGCTCAAGCTCTAAAGCTTTTTTAACGTCTCCAGCCTCTTTTGCTGCTTCAATTGCCGCTTGCTCTTTTTCCAATAATTTGGCCTGCGTTTCTTCTTCTAGCTTTTTCTTTTCAGCTAGGAGTGCATCTTTATTGGCTTTTAAGCCCGCGGTTTCAGCTTCAAACTTAGCTGTTAGCTCTTGCTCTTGTTTAGCTAGCAATTCTTTCAATTGCTCTTCTGTGTACTCTGCCATTTAATAATCTCCTGATTAAAATGGTTGTAGCCCTGCTACTGGTTAATAATTGTTATAATGATATAACTAAAGGTTATAAGCGTCAAACTATCGTCAGATATAACCTTTTAAAAATTCATTCTTATTCATGTACTCAAGTATTTTCTTATTCTTCTGCGCCATTTCTGCGAGTGTTAAAGGCTCACCCATGCGATTGGCTAAAGCATCTCTAAACTCTTGCGCGCTTAATCCTGCGTTACGGAATATCAAGCCGCGCGATTTACCAAGGACTTCATCTTGCACGTAAGCAGGTTGTCTTTTCAGCACGTCATAATATTGCTTGGTTGCGTCAACTTGGCCCTTTTCATCTTCGAAGTTAGCTGAACGAGTCGAGCCTGTGCGGTTTAGTTTGTCGTTGTAAAACTCTGCTGTGATTTGTGACCTACAGCGATAATGAAAGGCTGGTTTAGGATTGTAGCTATCAGAGTATCTAAATGTTTTACCGTCAAAATATCGACACGTTTCGCTAGTGCGAGTATCTAAAGTAGCTAGGATTGTATAACCCCATATGATGTCGTCATTCTGCCTGAATATTTCATCGCGTGAAGTTGAAGCGATGTGAGTTACCGCTGTTCTAACAATTGACTCTGCCTCTCGTCTGGAAGCGTCAATAATTCCATCAGTGTATCTTTGCGCTCTAGTGCCGATGATGGTTTGAGTCATCTCTTGAAGCGTTAAACCTTGAGAGAATCCGCCAGATATAATGCTTGCCACCTTGCGACTGTTATCGCCTAACTTCTCTATCATTTCGTCAAAGTCAACGAATGAATTATTGCCGCCAATGGCTAGCGGGTTTTTAGTTACTGCGGCCCATAGCTTTCGATTTGATGGTGATTCTACAATTACATCAGCTACCACAGAAGTTTGAATGGCTTGCGTGATAAATTCAGCTTCATCAGCGGATAGCGCCTTAAGCTGCTCGTAGTAAAGCGCTGTGATATCTTCATACACTTGCGCCGTCTTTGCTTCAACATCATCTAAAAGCTTTTGGTATCGCTTTCTAGATGCAATGGTAGCGCCCTCTCTATTAATTCGCTCACGCAACCATTTAGCAAGCTCTTGGAGTGCTTCGGTTGTTTGCTTGTTTAGAGATGAAGCAAAGCGCTGGTCTAATATACTTCGGTTTGTTAATGCTGCAAAAAGTTCGGGAGATTGCATAAAAAAGCCCTAATTTGATATAGGGCAATTATAGCATGGTGGGGAATTGGGGCAATTAAGGTTAGCTTTTACCGAAATCAGCAATAACAACTTTAGAATCTGATTTTGATGCCATGTAATCACTCATTTGATTGAACCTTCTAGTCATGCCTTTGTTGATTCTGTGAAATATTACAATTGATAAGAAAAGCGCAGCCGCAACTAAATACTGCTGAGACAAAGCCAATAAGACTAAAGATGCCACTCTTACAGGTATAACAATAAATTTTTGATAAGTGGCAATCTCGCCATTGAAACTAGTTAGAAGTTTGTCTTTCAAGTAAAAAGACTTATCGCTTTCTTGATCAAATTCAAAAGCTAGGTAGACGCAGTAAGCACCAGCAATAGAAATCAGTACAAGCAATGAGAATGCGTATACTGAATAAAGCTCAAGCAATCCTTCATTATCATAGTAAACGCCAGTTATTAGCGCTGCAAACATTGCCAAGTTAAATACTTTAATCATTTTTTACTCTCCAATTAATTAAAAGTGTTCTTCACTGCTTTTTGATTGTGCATCTTTTTTAATTATGGCTGCCACTGTTGATGTATAAAATACAGCCGCCGCTACATTTGCAGCAAATGATACACCACCTAGCTTGCTAATATTGTCAATAACCGTGTTATTCATTGCTATTTCAGCCTCTAGAACTGCTATGTAAGCATCTTTTGATAGTTTACCTTTTAACATTTCGCTTTTAATCATTTTCTACTCCAAATTTAAACAATAAGTGTCATTAGATACGTTAGTGCATGGATGGTGCTTTAGTGTATCTTTGTTTTACAATGCAATTTACCGTATCAGCATAACCGTTCAATTCCATATTGGTGGCCCAAACCATATAACCATGCACATAACCGCTGTTTATCCGCGTATCTAAACGTTATCCAATTGCAAGGGAGTAAAGCTCTAATCTAATTGTTGGTGTTTTGCGTTAAGTACCGAATGCTTAATCAAGTGAGATGCGTTAGAAAGGGTTTGTGCCTACTTATAGATTGCATACAGACACAAAAAAAGGCTTATTAGTACAAGCCCAGTAACTCGGGGCTGATAAAGCATAAGTGAGATGTTTTCCCACGAACACTAGACCTGCACTAATAAACCCTTGTTACTTTATCAATTTAACGCGGCATCTCACCTCCGCACCACAAATTATACACCACATAACAAACAGTGCAAACCTTAACCACAATCTGTGTAAAAGTTAAATACCGTTTAGTTATATGCATATTCCAATTTGTTATTTCACCGAAGCAAAATAATCTAATAGTATTCAGCTATCGAAACAAACGGAGTAAATAAAATGAAAAGTGCAGATAAACCAGCAAACCCAATTGAAATAAATGGTTTTGGTCAATATGCTCCAGAGGCTCACACTGGATTAACCAAGCGAGAGATGTTTGCAATGCACGCAATGAGCTCATGGATAATTCATCATGGGTCAGCTAATAATTACGGTTTTAGTGAGGAAGATTGCGCCATTGCATCAATTGCCTGTGCAGATGCACTATTGGCAGAATTGGAGAAATAAAATGACAGATAACATATTCGCACCCGAATCAATGAGTGATTTATCATTCACACAAACAACTATGCACATGAAGCGTTACAACGCAGCGCAAGATCCAAGTCACCCAAAAAAGTCACCTGGTAATCTTGCTGCTTGCCACAACAGAAAGATGAAGCGCGTTATTATTCGTAAGAATGGCGTAGTTGTTAGCGATAAATTCGGTTATGCAAAGTCAAGTGCAAAGAGATATAAATATGGTTCGTAAAAAGAAGTACAACAAGATGAAAGGTGCTCTAGCTTGTGCTAGGGCTGGCCTTAAAAACTTAGCGGTGTTTCATAGTCAAACTTATGACAACGAGAAATACACGGCGCATATGTTGAATTTTAAAACCGGTCGCTGTATTGATGTTGGATTGTCAATGGCTCAAGCTGTGTCAAAAATCCGCCACCTATGGAATATTCACCTAATCGCTGTAGGTGTAGAAAGTAATGGCAAGTCACGCTTTGAAGTTGAAGAGGTAAAGCTTACTGAGCCGCTTTTGCAGTCACAGCTAGTAGATTACCTTAATGAAGCTCATGAAGCGCTTGCAGAGAGCTTTAGGGAGCGCAACACGCTTACTAACTTATGCTGGTTAGCTGTGCCTAATGGTGATTCAATCAGCAATGAACAAATTGATAATATTTTAACAGTTAGAAGAGCTTGGGCTCTTACGGAGTTAGCATGAACAGTAAACACGAATCAGCAATTAGAACACTTGAATCTCTTGGTTATAAGTTTTGCGGTGGTGAGTATTGGAAGCCACCCATTGGCAATCTGCCAGATTTTATTGGTAAAACCAAAGAAGAGGCTGAAAGCAAAGATTGGCCGCAAGTTGGTGATGAGGTTTTGTATAATGGTTCATCGAGTAGATTTAAATCAATAAAAGGGGCGGTTTCAAAAGTAATTGCAAAATACTCATTTGATGGCATTGATTACATAACTATCAAAAATGAATCTGATGGTATTTTTGCCATGGTTTTTGGCTCATGGATTAAAAAACCAAAAACAGCAGAGGAAGAATTACGCGATGAGTTGTGGGATGACGTTTGCATAGACTCGATAACATTGAGTCAGGCTAGTGAAATATTTGAAACTATATTGGCAAAATACAACATAACTAAAAAGCCCCAATAAGGGGCTTTCTTTTACTCGTCTAAATTCATATTGGCGCTAGGCATTTCATTGCCTAGCCTTTCCTTGTAATCCATGGCAGTATCAGATTCAATTGTAAGGTTGTTATCCTTTAAGATTCTAAATAAGTACTCAGACGGGTAAACGCCCTGGAAGTGACCCTGAAATAGCTGCTGCAGTGATTGAGCGTCAATCTTATCATCGTAAAACTTCTTGTTTAACTCTAAGATAAACTCGTCAGCTTCACCAGACTGGTTATTGAACATCATCATCCATTTGATTACGTTTTTATCGCCAGACTCGATGTTGTTCACAATGCCGCTCAAGCTAGCAAGACTCAACCCTTTTCTTACTCGTACACTTTCCGCTGTTTCGTTCTGACCTACAGTGATAATCTGAGCGCCAATCTGAGCCATTGAATCAACGTCTTTATCCATGGTCTCAAGCAGCATAGAATCAACGCTAACCTGAGCTAGACCAATTTCACAACCAACATAAGCAGAGCCGCCAAATACAGGCGAGCCACCTTCCGCAATGCCGTTAATTTGCATAAACTCTTGAGGTGATACACCCTCGTTTAAGCTAAATGTTGCAGTGGGCGAACCGAACAACCAAGTGGTCTGCCTCATAGTTGCATCAGAGTTAAACAGTGCAATATTAATCTCAGCTATTTTATACAGTGGCAACGGGTCAACACTTGGGGTGTTATCAATCGAGCCGTAAAACTGGAATGGGATAAAATCAAGCTTTTTACCATTACCCAAAGTTGGCTGATAGATAATCTCGTTTGTGCCGTCATCAAGCTTAACGCTGTAATAACCATCTTTATCAAGATAAAGCTCATAACAAACGTTAAACTCAACGCGGTTTGGAGAACCACTAGAAAAATCTATTTCAGTGCGACACTCTTCTAATTTTACATAGTTTAATTGTTTGCGTCCGTTGATGATCTTCTCTGACCAATCCTTAATATTCTCAGCTTTGAAAGCTTGCGCCCGCGAGTATAATTTATTCTGTCTAATGTCCGCCGCGGTTTTACCATCTGCTGAGCCTGGGTAATCAACCCAAACGCCATAACGACCAACTGAGCAAACCTCACGTAGCTTCTCTTTCAAGCTGTCGTAGTAGCTGTTGCCTGAGCGCGTAAATGTTTCAGTAATGTATGCGATAGACTCGGGCAAGTCCTGCTCTTGATCATCTAAGCTTTCACCCGTCAATTTATAGGGCCGCATCATTGCTGCACCGCATAAAATATCAAGCGTATTACCTACGTAGTTTTTAAATACAGCTCGATTAGCAAAAGCGTAATAAGACTCGTCGCTAATGTCAGGCGCTCTTACAATGTAGCCTTGATTTATATTTTGCTGGTGCTCATAAACGCAACTCGCACCTCTACAGGCTCGCTGTTTCACCATGTCATTGATACAATCGCGCACTAACTGGTATTTTTTATAGTTAAGTGCGTATTCTGGATTTACTAAAGTGTTAGCATTCATATTTATCTCATTTTTAATCCGCCAGTCCAAAGAGTATCACGCTTGCTCTCAACGACTGCTAAATATCTAAAGGCATCAGCACCATGTGAGGCCCAGTTATGTAATGGCGAGTCACGCCAGCAGCCAAGCTTTTCGTTCCACTCTTTACGATAGTTTTCTAATGTGATTATACCTTGTTCGCATTCTTTTTCATCAAATACGCATTTAGGTAGTAATTCACGCACTAGCTGTATACCATCATCAACACCAAGCTTCGGAACTATCTCAAAGTTTGCGTAGTATTTCTT